GGATACATCTATGTGGTTCCAAAGATTGATTTTGAGATTGGTGGCAAAGTGATTGACAGCGCCAGCAAGATTAGACAGATGTATCAGAATGCTGATGATAGCAAACGCAAGCAAATCATAGCTGATCTGTATCCACTTGGTCGTGCTCCAAAACGCATCAAGAGCATATTGGATTCGGTACTGGGCCATTCCACATCATCAGATGTCAAAGAAGCCGATAATCCAAACTATTTTGGTGCCAGCAGTATGAGTCCTATTCCAGGCACTCCACAAAGTCTACAGCCACAACCAACCATCAAAAAGAAAGCTCGTGAACGCGCCGAACAGGCAGCACTGCAACGCTTTATGGGTCACTAAAATCCTCAGTTTTACCAAAATCTGATAAATACTATTGATCTACCGTGCTGGTGATGTATACTAGCACGGTAGATCAACTGTCTCCGGACAACAAAACTTTACAACTTGGTTTACAGTACACTTTTTGACACAACTTTAGGAGAACAACATGTCAACACTAGCAGCACTTCGTGCCAAACTACAGGCACAGGAAAGCCGCACCGCGGCCAATCAACAAGCAGCACAATCCAACGGTGACAACAGCATCTATGCCTTCTGGAATCTACAGGAAGGTCAGAGCAGCACCGTGCGATTCCTTCCAGATAAAGATCCAAACAACAGCTACTTCTGGGTAGAGCGAAACATGATTCGCTTGCCATTCCCTGGCGTCAAAGGTCAGAATGAGAACAAGGAAGTAGTGGTACAGGTACCATGCATTGAGATGTTTGGCGAGAACGAAAAGTGCCCAATTCTGGCAGAAGTCAGAACCTGGTACAAGGACAACAGTCTGAAAGAGATTGCTGACAAGTACTGGAAGAAGCGTACCTACATCTATCAGGGCTTTGTTCGTCAGAATGGTCTTGCTGATGATGTTCCGCCAGAGAACCCTATTCGTCGCTTTATCGTGAAGCCACCAATCTACAAGTGCATCAAGGGCCCATTGCTTGATCCAGACTTTGACATCATGCCAACTGACTATGATCGTGGTCTAGACTTCAAGCTACAGGCGACCAAGAACGGCAAATGGATTGACTTCGTGACTAGCAACTGGTCTCGTCGTGAAAGTGCTCTCACAGAAGTTGAGCGTGCTGCCATTGATAACTATGGTCTGTTTGATCTGAAAGAGTTCTTGCCAAAGCGTCCTAGCGATAGCGAACTACGCATCATGAAGGAGATGTTTGAGGCAAGCGTTGATGGTAAGCTCTATGATCCAGATCGCTGGGCCGCATACTTCAAGCCATGGGGTCTGCAAGTAGCAGGCAACAGTGCTCGCGACGAGGTAGATGAAGATGCCCCACGCAGCAAAGTATCAGTTCCTGTTCGCAACAATCCAGTGGCAGCACAGGAACAGGAAGAGGACACTGCAATCAACAGTGCTTCCAAGAGCAGCACTCCTCCTTGGGAAGATGAACCTGAAGAGCCAGTAGTAGCCAACGAAGTCAAGATTCCTAGCAAGCCTGCCAGTGGCAAGGCACAGGATATCTTGGATCTGATTCGTGCTCGCCAGGCAAAAGCTAGCTAATATCACTAGCACAACAGTCCATGTCTAGACATGGACTGTTGACATCACAACAAGGAGGACATATGACACTACCCGACGAGAGATACACTGCTCTCAAGTATGGCAAGAAGCTACTTGAGGAGTTGTGTGATCCAGGAAAAACGCCGCGTGTTCCAGCAGCGATCAGAGGCAGAGCACGATCAATACTGCGACACTATCCCAACGATTACGAGTTTGATCGTTTGGCAGATATGTGTCTATGATGTTATCAAGAAGCAAGCACATAGTAAAGAATAGGAGAGACGATGGCAAGACCGTTTGATGTAAGTAAGTTTCGCAAAACCCTGACAAAGAGTATCGAGGGTTTGAGTATTGGCTTCAATGATCCAACAGACTGGATCAGCACTGGTAACTACGCACTGAACTATCTGATTAGTGGCGATTTCAAAAAGGGCATTCCGCTAGGCAAGGTCACTGTATTTGCTGGTGAAAGTGGAGCAGGCAAGAGCTACATTTGTAGTGGCAACTTGGTTCGTCATGCTCAACAGCAGGGTATTTTCGTTGTCTTGATTGACAGCGAGAACGCACTGGATGAAGATTGGCTGCGAGCACTTGGAGTAGACACAGATGAATCCAAGCTGCTCAAGCTCAACATGGCAATGATTGACGATGTGGCAAAGGCTATCTCAACATTCGTCAATGACTACCGACTACTACCAGAGGAGGATCGTCCAAAGGTTCTGTTCGTGGTTGATAGCTTGGGCATGCTACTAACTCCAACCGATGTCAATCAGTTTGAATCGGGTGACATGAAGGGCGACATGGGTAGAAAGCCAAAGGCATTGACTGCACTGGTCAGGAACTGCGTGAACATGTTCGGCGATCTAAACATCGGGCTACTGGCAACCAATCATACCTATGCCAGTCAGGATATGTTTGACCCTGACGACAAGATCAGTGGTGGACAGGGCTTTATCTATGCCAGCTCAATCGTAGTTGCCATGAAGAAGCTCAAGCTCAAAGAAGATGATGATGGCAACAAAATCAGTGAGGTGCGCGGCATCAGAGCAGCATGCAAGATCATGAAGACCAGATACTCCAAGCCCTTTGAGAGTGTTCAGATCAAGATTCCTTACAAGCAGGGCATGAATGCATACAGTGGATTGGTGGATATGTTTGAGGCTGGCAACTATCTCAAGAAGGAAGGCAACTCGCTGGTCTACACCACAGTGGATGGAGAAATCATCAAGAAGTTTCGCAAAGCATGGGAACGCAATGATGATGGATGCTTGGACACAGTGATGCAGGAGTTCGCAACACGCAACACAACAGTTGAAGACACAGACACAGTAGAGGAGACAGCGGAATGAGTTCACAACAAGCAACACTGGCATCAGAGATTTGGGAGCTACTCAAGGATCTGATTCCACCAGAGGACAGAGCAGAAGCTGCCGATGCATTGGTTCATATGTTGCTAGATAGTGATGTTCATCTGGACGACATTGGCTATGCGTTCGCTGGAGACAACGATATCGCTAACGCCGTTAGCTTCTTTCAAGAAGATGAACCAGGCGATGATGAAGAGTTTGACGATTCCTGGGACACTGACGAAGACTGACCGTGAACTGGTACACTAGAATCACGCAGGACATGAGTGTACTAGCTGACTTCATCTCCTACTATGAGGATCAGCTAGTAGCTTGCAAGCAGGAGGTATCGGTGCGTGGAAACATTGAGCAGAACATCGCCAAACTTCCAGGCATTACCGAGCACCGATTCTCACAGCTACAGGAGATAGAAGCAGTGTTGAACTTCTTGAACATTCAACTGCGAAAAACTCGCAGCACAACCTTTCGCAAGTATCTTGAGAACTATCAGCGCGAGTTGAGCAGTCGCGATGTTGATCGCTATGTTGATGGTGAGCAGGCGGTAGTTGACATGGAGTTGTTGGTCAATGAGGTGGCACTGCTACGCAATCGCTACTTGGCAGTAATCAAGGGCTTGGAGGTCAAGCAGTGGAGAATAGGAGACATCGTGAAGTTGAGAACGGCGGGTCTAGAGGATGCCGCTCTATAATCAGTGACCTAAATAGTTGACAGTAATAGAGAGTTCAGTCATGATTACACTGATACATACACAATATAGCCCAGACAAGACCAGAGTAGCCTATGCCTACTATGATGCTGTCAAACAGCAGTTTCTGTTGCGCGGATACTACAATCTTGCTCAAACAATGAGCAAAGTAGTGCTCAACGAGGTTGAGGCAACTCTAGTCTTGGATCTATACATCAACGGCAAATATGACAACTTGGATCACATATGAACGCACCGAATACATCTATGCCCTGGCCATGGCCTACTAATGCTTGGAACTGGCCTAAATCTCCCATCAAGCCAGTGGAACAACAGAACGCTGTAGAAGAGTCTGATGATATTGACGAGCTTGACACCGACGACCTCTAAAGGCTTGACAACAATCACGCACTGGTGATACACTGCTATCACACTGAACAAAGGACTGTCGCATGACACTGTTTCGTCACAACAACGGATTGCTGTACACACTGGCAATCGTAAGTCCCATGAAGTACACTGGTCGTTGGCTAGAAGCCATGCCGTATCGTCATGCTACTGTGATCAAGAACCCACACATGAACGACTTTGTGGCAGTAGCACACTGCTAGGAGCATCACAATGAAGATTCAACTTGTATACGAAACCAGCAAGGGTCTATTCTGGTCCAAAAAGGAAGCACTAAAGCTGAAAAATCGTGCTCGTGACAGTGCTAGGGAAACTGATGGAGACGGTTACGAACCAGTACGCGAAGCCTATATTCTACTGGCTGATATTGAAGTAGATCAAGGAGTGCGTGGAATCGGAACTGAGACCAAAATGTTCAAGCTGAAGCAGTTGGAAAGCTACGAGGTTAGATGATGAACGAACGAATTCGTGAACTGGCCGAACAGGCTGGTTTCGGCGTTAGAGAAAACGGAAGCGAAGTTTACACTTCCAAATTAGAACATTTGCCTATCAGTGAAGAGGTTGAAAAATTCGCCGAACTGATTGTTCGCGAACTGGTGTCAAAACTTGCGGTTGAAGGTAGTGACTTCTATCACAATGAATACAACGATTGGGGGGCGATTAAGGTAAAATACTTTGTTGATGGTGACCCGAATAAAATGTGTGGAGAAGAGATTCAGGCGCAGTTCACTGATGGATTCCGTGGTACAGGTCTTTACAGACTCAATGAACGATTTGTAAAGCATCTTATGCAGCAGCATTTTGGAGTTGAATGATGTTTAACAAGATGTTTAACAATATGTTTGGAATGAAAAAGATAACCAAAGAGTCTACGATGCCCGAAGTACCCAAGGCACAAACACCCACTGTTGATAATAGTCGAGATTTCTACAGAATTGGGGTCACAAACGATGGACGAACAATTTTGACGGTGATATCTGATGGGGGATTTGCACTATCACTTTGGCTGAATTCAGCCGGTGTGCGGCAAATGATTCGACTATTGGAAGCCACACTTTCGGAGGATGACGATGAACGAACGAATTCGTGAACTTGCTGAACAGGCTGGTATTGAAACAGAGTTTGACGATTACGGAGAAGTTAGGATTTCAATGGCATTCAGATCAGCCCTTGAAAAGTTCGCCGAGTTGCTCATCAAGGATTGTGCCAACATCGTAAACAGTCTGGAGCAACACGAGGGTCAAGGTGATTGCTATACTGTTGAATATCTCAAAGAACGATTCGGAGTTGAATGAGATGACCTATATTCTTGTGATTTGGACTGTGGTTGCTATGAACACTAATCATACCAAATACGATTGGAGGCCTATCGGAGAGTTCCATATGGAAGAAGGTCGTTATGGGCAAAAGACTGCTCTACAGATGTGCGAAGAAGCTGCTCGTCAGCTTGGACTGAAGGCTGAAAACTATCGTTGCGTGAGATCAAAATGAACGAGAGAATTCGTGAACTTTTAGTGCAGGCTATGGCGGAAGTTGGCCCTGACGATACTGATACAAAGACTTTGGAAAGATTCGCCGAGTTGATTGTTCAGGACTGTATGGCTCAATGCAAGGACAGTGAGAGCAAGGATGCTATCGCCATACGCTTTGAACTTCAGGAGCATGGTGGCTGGGTTTGTCCCAAGTGTGGCATCGACCGTATCAAGGCAGCGTGTCCAGATGGGCATACGGCAGCATTGACTGGGCACTGCCCAATGGTAGGCACTGCTCTTCAATGGAGCCCACCTCACACCAAGGCTTGACAGTTATTCCCACCCTTGCTATAATAGCTACACACTGAACGAACACACAGAGGACTACGATCATGGGCTTCAACACTGCTGTCATCGTCATGAACGATGCTGTTCACGCTATTGAGAATGATCCTGAGTTTGGTCACAATCTGGCCAAAGCAATCCGAGAGACTGACCGTGGCGAGCAGATGGATGTTCCTGCCTACACCCGCAACAGTGATGGCAATGTTCGCGGTGTGTATTGCAATGCTGCCACCGTAGTCAGCACTGCTCACGCTGATGACCCGCAGGTTGTGGTGTTCAAGCACAACGCTGGCTTTGTGTGTAGGTATGGTGAGGTGATGCCCGACCATGTGCTTGCGGATCTGGAGTGGATTCTCAAGCAACACGGCTACAAGGTCAGCAAGCCCAAACACACTGCTTGACAATAATCAGGCACTGTGCTACAATAGTCACACTCACTGACAGGAGCGTTCTGTGAACAACTATGATCGTAGAGGCGATTTCACCTTCATCTGGAAGGATGATGGCTCATCGAACAAACTTGAGCTACACAATCGCACGCTGAATGAGGCACTGGAGATTGCCCGCGACATGGGCTGGCGAGATCATGTCTGGTGGAACCCCAAGACCTGGAGCAATGTTTACTGCGCCTGGTTCAACGATGAGCGTGGTCTGTAGCAAACACACGACTTGACAATAATCAGGCGTCGTGCTACAATAGTCACATACACTGAACGAACACACAGAGGAACAGGACATGGGTACTCGTAGCTTTGTTGGCATGATGAACGGTGATGTTTGCACTGCTGTCTACGTTCACTATGACGGCTATCTTGAGGGCGTTGGTCGAGGGCTGCAAAGCTACAAGACGCAAGCTGAAGTTGAAGAGCTTATCAGTCACGGTGATCGTAGTTCGCTGGATGGATACTATTACAAAGACCGCGGCGAGACTGGTGTTGAGCCCATGTACTACGACACCTTCGATGAGTTCTTCACGGCCTGTGTGGGATCATGGTGCGAATGGTACTACATCTTCAAGGACGGTGTGTGGTACTGCGGCAACAACTATGAGCGTAGTGCGCTGTATAAGCGTCTGACACCCTATGCTGAAGCCGTCGAGATGTATCACAGTGAATCTGCTTGACAGATATTCGGCCGTGTGCTATACTGTACACATACACTGACAGAACGGAGATAGACATGAGCATGAACATTCACTTCAAAGCTACTCGTGAGATCATGGTCATCAAGACTGGTGCTATCGATACGCAAAGCAAAGAAGCTCCAGTATGGCAAACTCCCACCGAAGTAACCTACCAGATCAAGGGCAGTGAAGATCCCATTCAAGCCTACAAGGATTGGGTTATGACACAGGAAGGTTGCGTCTATACTGATAGTGTTTACGCAGAGGACGACATTTGGTGCGAACGCGAGCCCATTGGCACCGTGACTGTGGATCCCAGGACCCAGCATCTGGACGAGTTCGAAATGTGGATTCGGCACATGGAAGAGCAGGGATACACCATCGAGGCCGTGGTTCTGTGATAGCACAGCTTGACAATAATCTCAAGCTGTGCTACAATAGTCACATACACTGAACGAACGGAGCAAGACATGAACGAGAACACTGTGGATCTGCCCTCGATGGATGATACGCTGGAATCGGATCTGGCCTTCGTGGAACAGTACGAGAGCGACAACTGGGCCTACCAGTCCGAGTGGGATTGATATGAACAGTCTACTCATTGGGATGGCAGTGATTGACACTCTGCTGTCAGCATTTCTAATCGTGCTGGGTGCTACGATGCATCGTTGGGGTGGTGCTGAGTGTGTAATCGGCGCGATATTGGGCGTCTTCTTCTATAACATCGTCTTCTATCTATGGCTATGAACACGGTATTCATCATTGGCACTGTCTCAGTACTGCTGCTGGTATTCGCGTCGTTCATGACTGGGTATCTGTTGTATCGAACCAAGCAGACTATCCCATACGAACCAGCAGGCTGGGCTATCGTCACGGTACTGCTGACTCTATGGATTCTTTCTTACTTCTGGAACACTGCTGATTGCGTGTTCTAACTATTGGAGAACTACTATGAGCACACAGTTTGACCTAGAGCAGAGCATCATGCAGTGCTGGAATGTGGTGGACGACATTGCACTGGTCAGTCGAGCACTGATGGATCATGGCGCCACGCAAGATCAGGTGGCCAACATGCTGATCGGCCTCAAGGATCTGTATCAGGTTCGCTTTGACGAAACCTTCACCTTGTTTGAAACTCTGTTGAAAGAGCAACACGAGGAAGTGAACAGGCTCAAGACGCTGCTAAACCTCAAGCACAGCAGCGTCAATATGACCCAGGGTACACAAGACGACTGGGTTGATACCGTAGATAGCGGTGATAGCACCGCTGGCGGGGGTCGAGATGTCTTCTGATCATATGCTTGCTCGTCTGGCCGAGTATGGTCGCGAACTTGATCTCCACGGAATGATCAGTCTCGATGACTTGATTTACAGTCATCGACAACTTCGGGCTCACTACATTGCTGATCGCAAAGTTTGGTTCCAAGAGCTTGAGAATGCTCGTGCTGCTGGTCGAGCACAGGGTCTGGAACAGGTCACGCAAGGTGAATACATCAGCGTGGAAGCTCTGCGTAAGATGACCGTTGCTGAACTGGCAAGCTTCATTGGGGAGCGAGATTGAGCGTGATTCATCGACCATTACACGGCTACCGAAGATACGGTCGCAGTGGGTTCAGTGCAGTGCAGCATAGACAACAACGGCTGCACTGGACAGAGGTCGATCATGTTCCCGCGCCCTATCTAATGCAAGTGTTCAGCAGACTGCACTACTTGGCCGAACATGCTCCGTCTAGTGTGTGTTCACGATGGCGCCCAGCATATGATCGCTGGCGCAAGTCACACTTTGGGCGAGCATGCAGCTACACTGACAACTATAGTCCCAGACAGTGGATCTAACATGAACGCATGGGAAGATCTACCTAACGCCAAGCACATTGACTGGGTGCTTGCTTCACTCAAGCAGTATCCAGAGATTTGGGATGCGGCTTACAGTGCGGCTTGGGGTGCGGCTTATGAGGCGGCTTATGATGCGGCTCAGTCGGGCCGAGCGTCTTGTGATGCGGCTTATGATGCGATTCTCGCACTAGTCGCCTACGATGACTGTGCTCATCTACTTGATATGCCCAGTGATCGTCTCAAGATATGGGCAGTGCTCACTGAACAACCAGCAGCAGCATTGCTACTACCAGCAGTGATTGCTCACGAACAGATCAGGGAACTGGAGACAGTATGAATGCATGGGATCATCTACCCAACGCACAGCATATTGACTGGGTGCTTGCTACAGTCAAGCAGCATCCAAAGATTTGGGCTACGTCTCGACATGCGACTTATAATGTGGATTGGACCGCGGCTCGGGATGCGGCTAGATATGCGGCTTGGATAGCTGCTGGCGCTGCGGCTGGTGATGCAGCTGGTGAGGCGGCTTGGAGAGCGGTTCGGAGTGCGGCTCGGGCTTCGGTTGCGGCTCGGGATACGGCTTGGATTGCGATTCTCGCACTGATCGCCTATGATGACTGTGCTCACTTGCTTGATATGCCCAGTGATCGACTCAAGATGTGGGCAGCACTAACAGAACAACCAGCAGCAGTGTTGCTACTATCAGCAGTCATTGCTCGGGAACTCATCGCACAACTAGAGACTGTATGAACGCATGGGATCATCTACCGAACGCAACTCACATTGATTGGGTGATTGAGTCGGCACGGCAACATCAAAGTCAGTGGACTTTGGGCCGCACTCCTCATGATTGGTATAGAGATTATGCTGCCGCTGAATACAGACTGCGCGGATCGTATCGGCATTCGATCTTGTTGAAAACGCTGACCGTGGCACGAGATGAGCTTCAGAGTGTGATTCATCCGACAGTGAATAAGGCAGTCAATGCTGCCGCCTCCGCTGCTATTCTTGCGCTGGTTGTCTATGACGACTGCGCCCATCTGCTTGATATGTCTGGTGAACAACTGCGAACATGGGCAACACTGTCTGAACAACCAGCAGCAGCACTACTGCTACCAGCAGTGATTGCTAGAGAACGCATCGCACAACTGGAGTCTGTATGAACGCATGGGATCATCTGCCAAACGCACAGCACATTGACTGGGTACTTGAGTCGGTACAGCAGAATCCGAAGGAGTGGTCATTCCTTAGTGGCAACTACGAGCTGTTTTCCAGTGAAACTATGCGTCAGTCACTTCTCGCAGCCTTCAATAGATCCACAAGACTTGGTCGCAGAGATGCGCGAGCACTGTGCTTTGAGACACTAGCTAAAAACATCGACCCTGGATCACAACATTGGAATCGCCGTCCACAACCTGGTAACCCATATGTGATTGAGCATACTGCAAGATGGGCTGTAATCGCACTGATCGCTTACGATGATTGTGATCAGTATCTGAACATGCCCAGTGATAAACTCAGGACATGGGCACTACTATCGGAACAACCTCAAGCCATGTTGCTACTACCGACCGTTGAGATTCGGGAATGTATCAGAGAACTGAACTCGGCTTGACAATAAATCTCAGCAGTGCTATAATGTCTACATACTGAACAAACATCGAGGAGCAAAACATGCCCTGTCGTGATTACGAAGCTGATAGATACTACTCTTCTCAGAAGAACGAGCAACTTCAGGCTCAGAATGATCGTCTGGCTCGCATTGCCTGTAAAGCATTGACCGAACTTGTCAAAGCTGGCAAGGCTGACTTTCTCTTGCTCGGGGATGACGAGGTGCGTGAATGGTGGCAAAAGCACCAGGAAGCGGATCGTCTGGCTCGTGAGGAGCAGGAGCGTAAGCGTAAGGCTGCGGCTGAAAAAGCTCGCAAGACCAAGCTTCGCAACGAAGTGCTGGCTCGTCTGACTCCAGAAGAGCGCGAGGCACTGGGAGTCAAGTTCAAGAAAGATGCCTAACATCAGTTGGATCAATCATGAGCAAGCATACTAAAGTCAAAGTGATCACTGCTGTTTCCATTGCCGGCAGCAAGTACTTCAGAGCAACGGGTGCCGCTCGTGCTTGGGCTGAAGCGGTCTTACGGGAACGATTCCGCCAACGCAAGCAGAGTCTATCGCATGCTGATTATCTTGCTTGGCTCGGTGCTCAACAACGCGCTTCAAGCGTGACGACAACTGGTCTGGTTTCTATGGTTGACGAGTGGGCCATGGTAGCCAAGGCTTATCGTCGCGCTCTTCCGATCTTTCAACGCATTCTACCGTAAAGTTCAAGGAGTCAGACATGGGTCTTGATATGTTTCTCAAGGGTAAACGCTATCTCTATCCATCCAGTAGTAATGATACTGCTCATGACATTCAGCGGCTGTTTCCTGAATTGGAGCACATCCCTAGTCACTGGGGAGAAGGAACCAGTATTGTCACTGAAGTAGTAGTCGATCTTGGCTATTGGCGCAAGGCCAACGCTATTCACGGCTGGTTCGTCAGGGAAGTACAGCGTGAAGTGGATGACTGTGGGTACTATGAAGTTCCCGCAGCCAAGTTAGAGATGCTTCGTGAACAGTGTGAGGCGGTGCTGACTGACAATAGTCTGGCTCCTACGCTGCTGCCCGTCACTGAAGGATTCTTCTTCGGCGGTCGAGAGTACGACGACTGGTACTTCCGATACCTCAAGGACACCATTGCGATCATCGACGCTGTGTTGCCTATCAGGGACAAGTGGACCTTTTACTATCACAGTAGCTGGTGAGCCGTGTACAAGATCAAGACTATGATTCCAGCAGAGTCTGTGGACTACAGTGTATACGAGCCCTATGTTAGGGATGCCAACAGTTGGCATCTCTGGTGTAAGTCTACACTGTGGGACACAGTAGAGTGTGAGGACACCCTGGCTGATGCGCTCGTTCAGAACAGGTATGCACTGGCACTGCACGGTGTCAAACGCTACTGGGATCACGACATTGACCCTACTCCAATCGTCAGTATCGATGCTCTCAATTTGCGAGTGTTCAATGGCGGTCGCAGTTGGCCAATCGAGGGTGTTCTAGGCTCAATAGACTTCACGGTGGAGAGCAATGTCAGACAGGCTAACAAGTACCCTGCTATCGTCATGCTGGACGACACTGGAATCATTGCGCTCAACGGAGGGCTTGTATCAACGAGTACGACTGCTGTGCCTGGTCAATGGATGCAACAGTTCAGCTATCAGTTTGAACTGAAGTTAGGCGTGTGGACAGCACTGCGACAGAACATTGAGCGGATGCTGATCATGAGGGAACTCAAGGCTTGACAGATATTCGGCCGTGTGCTATAATGTACACATACACTGACAGAACGAGGATAGCATGAAGATTGGCTCACTGATCAAGTCCTACGACTTCAATGGTGTCACTGACACCTACATGATTGGTCGTGTGGTGGACATCATGGATGTCTACATCCTGTGCGACACGGTGGAAATTGTGTGGGAAGGCGTTAGTGTGCCCATCAAGGAATCGCGGCGTCAGTTTCGTACTGTGAAGCAGGGTGCTCACATGTTTGATAATCCCAAGGCTCCTCGCATTGTTGAGCTTGTTTGACAATCACATTCATTCGGAGATAATCATGCACTGGAAAGCAAAGTACATCATCGGTGGCGTCAATCAGGAACCCATCGTGTTTCCCGGAACCATTCAACATGCTGACATGACCCGCAACATGGGCTGGGTCGGTCAGGATTTGATGACCGATCTGTACAAGGGTGTGGTCGGTGCTGGATTCGCCTTCATCGAGGACGGCGAGTATCATGTCTACGGCGAGAGCATTAGCCTCGGTGTCAAGAGCCGTGGTGAACAAGACCAGAAGATTCTGAACAAGTATCTGGGCGGTCGCTGCGACACCGATCTGTAAATCAGCGGCTTGACAATAAATCCCAGCAGTGCTATAATAGTTCTACAGTAAACGATCAATCAAAGGAATCCAAATGCCCAGCGTTCGCATCATCCGTGCTCAGTATCGCAACCTCACCATCGAGAATGCTACTTTCACTCTGGCTCGTCCTGTTGACAGCACCAAGCCTGGCAAGATTCAGGTCAAGAATGACGGTCAGATTCCCGACGCTGGTCGCCAGATTTATCTGGATGTTCGTAGCACTGCTGACTACGAAGTCATTGGTGATCGCGTGAATCATGCTTCCACTCAAAACATCGTGGCGTTCACTGCTGACACTGCCGAGTCCACCGAGACTGATGAGCAGGCCATGGATCGGATTCGGAATCGCTTTCAGATTCTGGACACCATGACCAAGGCTACCATCAACGGTGATTGCCGTGCCATGATCGTCACTGGCCCTCCTGGCGTGGGCAAGAGCCATGGTGTCGAGACTCAACTGGAGCGTAGCAGCCTGTTTGACAAACTGGCGGGCAAGCGTGTTCGGTACGAGATCGTCAAGGGTGCCATGACCGCAATCGGTCTGTATGCTCTGCTGTACAAGTACAGTGATGCCAAGAATGTGCTGGTCTTTGATGACTGCGATGTCTGGGACGATCCCGAGGCTCTGAACATTCTCAAGGCTGCGCTGGACAGCGGTAAGCGTCGTCGCATCTGGTGGAACTCGGACAGCAGCTATCTGCGTAAAGAGGGCATTCCCAACTGCTTCGACTTCAATGGCAGTGCCATCTTCATCACCAACCTGGACTTCGGTGATCGTCGCAGCAAAAAGATCCAGGCTCACCTGGAAGCTCTTCAGAGCCGTTGTCACTATCTGGATCTGACCATCAATACTCAGCGTGATAAGATCCTTCGCGTCAAGCAGGTTCATCACGATGCGGCTCAGGATGTCACTGGCGGTATGTTCGCTGACTATAACTTTGACGCGGATCAGGATCAGCAGGTTCTGAACTTCATGCAGGACAACAAGGATCGTCTGCGTGAGATCAGCATCAGGATGGCGCTCAAGATCGCTGATCTGATCAAGATCGATCCCAAGAACTGGCAGGACATTGCCAAGCACACTGTGATGCGATAAGCACGATACAGTCAACACTAACCCAGGGCTAATCCCCTGGGTTTTTTGTTTGGGCGATAAGTAGTTGACACTGTTGTTGCTACAGTGATACACTACACGCATGAGACAATGTAAAATCATAATCAACGATGAAGTAAACGCAAAACTGGAAGGACTTGATGTAGCAGACCGCAGAGCACTGGTCAAGCGGTTTGAGTATGAGATCCCAGGAGCCAGATATCTGCCAAGTGTCCGATTGGGTAGATGGAACGGCAAAGTCAGCTACTTTCAGTTGAGTGGGCAGACCTACATCAACTTGCTGGATCAGATAGTTCCCTATCTACAGGATCACAACTACGACATTGAGTTGGTTGACAATCGTAAGTATCAGACGGTGTTCAACTTCAATCAGATAGATGAGCACACCTTCAGTGACAAGACATGGCCCAAGAATCATCCTAAAGAGGGTGAGTCAGTATTGCTACGCGACTATCAGGTCGATATCATCAATCAGTTCTTGTCCAATCCTCAGTGCATACAGGAGATTGCTACTGGTGCTGGCAAGACACTGATAACCGCAGCATTGAGCTACAGTTGTCAGAACATGGGCAGAACCATAGTGATTGTGCCAACAAAGAACTTGGTCGTTCAGACAGAGGAAGAT